GATGGGAGCGAGTGTGGAGGAGGCTGGTTTGGCGACGGCTGGGGCGGCATCCGTGGTGACCTTGGCCGCCGCGGTTGCCGCCTGCTTCACCTCCTCGGGCTTTGGCATCGTGTCGCGGATGGAGGCCACCACCTTGCCGAAGCTGTCCCGCAGGCCACTGGTGTCGATCAGTTCGCTGCCGGTGGTCTCGCCCGCCTTTTTGGCCGCTGCCGCCACCCGTTCGCCGAGTTGTGGAGCGCCTTTGCCGAGCAGTCCCTGTGCTTCTTCGGCCATCTCCTTGAAGTTCATGCCGAAGAGTTCCGCGCCGGTTTCCTGCCGGTCCTTGAGGATGCGGCCGAAGTCGGTTTCCACGTCGCCGGCCTCGAAGCCGAGCAGGTCGCTCATGCCCGGAATCTTGAGCAGGCCCTTGAGCAGGTGCGCCACCACCCATTCCATGCCGGATTGCAGATAAACGATGGGCGTCTGGAATGCGTTGAGCAGCGCGGCACCGAAGCCGGCAACCAGGCCGAGCAGCGTTGTGCCGAGGCTCTTCCACATCGCGCCGTCCGTGAGCAAATTCCAGAAGAACTCAATGGCGGTGCGGAAGCCGTTGACCAAGGCATTCACACCCACCGCGAATGCGAGCTTCAACCCGGAGGTGACGAGATCGAGAAGCTGGCCGCTCTTGAAAGCGGCGATCACGAACATGACCGCATCCTTCACCCGCTTGCCAGCCTCCGCCGCGAGGGGCGTAAGTTTCTGAACCAGTCCGATGGCCTGTTCGACCAGGGGACGGATGGCGTCGTTGATCGGTGTGCCGAGCGTCAGGAACACCTCGTTGATCGTGTCCTTGAGGGTGGAGAACAGGCCCGAGGTCGTCTTGCTCTGCGCTTCCATCATGCCCGCGAACTTGCCGCCTTGCGAGGTCATGTCGTTGAACGCCCGCTCGATGTTGGGGAATCCGACCTTGCCGGATTCCACGAGCTTCTTCACTTCGGAATCCGACACGCCGAACTGTTTGGCGAGTTCCTGGATGATCGGGATGCCCCGGCCGGTGAGCTGGTTGATGTCCTCAGCGAACAAGCGCCCCTGGACCCGCGCCTTGCCGTAGAGTTCCGCGATCTCGTTGACCGGTGCCTGCACACCCGCGGACACGTCGCCGATGCGCCGCAGGGTTTCCGGCACCGAGTCGGCGGATTCACCGAAGGCGATCAGCTTGCGGCCGGCGTCGGCCAATTCGGGGAACTCGAATGGCGTCTTGGCACCGAGTTCCCGAAGTTTCGCCAGCGTTTCCTCGGCCTTGCCCGCGTCGCCGATCAGGGTGGAGAACGCTACCTTGGTTTGCTCGAAGTCAGCCGCGGCATTGACCGCCTTCACTCCGACACCCATCGCCGCCGCGCCGCCAGCCAACGCCGCCCCAACACCCGCCTTGAGTGCCGTGCCCGCAACCGAGAAGCCCTTGCTCAATGCCGCCGCGCCACCTTTGCCAAGTCCCGCCAGTCCCGCGCCGGTTATTTTTCCCATGCGGCGGGCAGATGCCGACACGAGTTCCGAGGCTCCCGCCATGGCCCTCTTCAGGGCGGTGATGTCGGCTCCAAGAGTGACGGTCAGGGCGCTCATGCGCCGGGGGTGGAGTCAACCGACTCCAAAACGAAAAGCCCGACCTTATCAATATCAAATGGATTGGAGAATCCGGATTGCTCTCGTCCGCATCCCTTTGATGCGTCACGCCAAATTAGACGTCGATAATCTTGCCGTTTTCTATCAGCCACCGTTCTTGGAATGCACGTCTAGCCGCCCAACCTACTTCCTTGATATACCAGCCATTCACGGAACCCCCGATGGCTGCCCCGATGAATGGTATGGAAGCTAGTGCCTTCCTCTTTGTGATGTTGATGCCGAGCTGCTTTGCGAGGCTCTTTATGGTTAGAATCGCGGCTTCCTTGCCAAGTTGGTTTTCGGCGGCCTTTTCTGCCATTTTCTTCCATGTGACCTTGGCCAATGTCACTTCGATGGATCTCAGTGCTGCTAGTGCCGCTAACCTTTCAGAGACACTGTTGGCACCGGATGCTGACATCACACCGAGAATAAATTTTTTGTCGAGTTCAGAGCTGCATTCGTATCCGTAGCAGCTACCAATTTTGTGAATTGTCCGCAGGGCCAGAGTGATGACGGCCGGGACATCTGCCGCTGCGCCAGGAAGACCAAATACGCCGGTGCCGGCCCCTTCCACGACAGCGACGCCAATCGCCCAATTGTGAACCTCGTCAGCGAGCTTGTCAGACAGTTCAAGATTTTTCTGGCGAAGCTCAGATAGAGATGAAACACCGCCGTCTCGAATAATGTCACCTGTGTCTGTGAGCCACTGTGCCAGTGTATTGGAGAAGTCAAGTGCGCCCCTGATTGCAGCCTCCGGGACCACTTTATTGACCAGCCATGCCAGAGGCTCAATTGCAAAACCAAATGCCTTACTAACAACCCCAGGTTCCTCCTTTTTCCACATCTCGATGGCGGCGACCTGCTGCTTTTCGTATTTCGTCAATTTCTTCATGCTAAACGATGCGGTTGGTTGTGGGAATGCGCAGCAGGCATGTCCAGCGAAGTGCAAATGCCTTCCGGAAGTTTGCTTCCTTCCATCGTTTTCGAGAGAACAATCTTTGATCTGGTTTCTGCGCCACTGCAACTGACTAGTCGATAGCAAATTGAGATCGGCATTGACAAGCCTGGATTCACCTAATCGATCCCATTCGAACTAGCCCACCGCCCCCGCAGAGCCTCGAACTGTTCCCGCGGTGCGGGAGTATCGGTTTCAAGGTGGCTCCAGTTAGTCCGCATTCCGTTCCGCCGCAGAAGGCAATGCTGATACTGAGCGAGTCTCGCCAGCGGCATGAACAGAATTCGCTCCTCGGGCCAACCGGTTTCGGCGGCGACGGCGAACACCTGGGCGGCTAGGAAGCCGGGCTCGTCGCAGGGCGGGGCTTTTTTCCGCCGATGTCTCCCATGGTTTCGACCTGAGCCGCCTCTAGTTCCCGGCTCTGTTCTTCGAGGCGCTTGAACGCGGTCTGGAAATCGGGCGGCGTGAGACCACCGCAGAAGATCAGGGCGGCCTCGCGGAACGCCTGTTCATCGAACGATGCCCGCACCACTTCGGGCCACGGAGCGCAATGGGTGAAAACAAAGCCCATGATCGCCGAGGTGAACTCGGGTGTGCCGTCCTTCGGCATTTTCCCCTTCACCAGCGGATTGCCGGTGCGCAGCAGCACGTCGTAGCTGGCCAGCGACAGCGGGCGCATGGCATGCCCGCCGACGATGGTTTCCACATCGTGGAAGGCGGAAGAGAGGAGTTTCTGGCGGTCGGTGTCATCCATGGCTTCAGAGGTGGCGGAGGAACAGGTCTTCAGTGGCGGGCGAGGCATCGAGGGGGATGAATGCGACCTTGCCCCGGCGTTTGATGCAGGCGAGCGGCACGTCCTGCTTCACCTTGTCCACCAGACGCTGGCGGTTCATGAGCGCACACTTGATGTAGGCGAACGGATGCTCCGGGTTGGCGAGGTGCCAGGCGTCGTCGTTCCAGGCTTCCATGAGTTCCTTCGTCTGGAACTTCCCGCACGGACTCTGCGGCTCGAAGAACCAGACGGTGCGTTCGCCGCGGATGCCGTCGCCGACGACGCGGACGAATGGCTTTTCGGCGAGCGGAATGCCCACAGCCGTTAGAGCGGAGGCGAGGCAGGTGTTGCTGGTGGCGGTGGATGAAATGTGGGTGATCGAGTTCATATCGGTATCTCAGGTTGGAAAGGTGGGTTCACGCGCCGCCGCCGGAAGCCACGAGCGGATAGTTGGTGGCGGTGATGTCGATCTTCTCGAAGTCCTCGTTGTTGAGGGCGCGGCTGATCTGCTTGATGATCGTGGTGCCGCCGCTGGCCTGCATGTGGGCCGGGACCGCGTTGGTGAGCGCGAGGGCAGCACCGATCTTGCCAGCAAAGGGACCGGTCTTCTTCACCAGTCCGGAGAGTTTGATTTCGGCTTTCTCCTGATAGAGCGCGAGGCCGATGATTTCACCGCCCTTGTCCAGCACGACCTTTTCCTGATTGGAATAGTCGAACGAAAGGTCGGTGATGATGATGCCAGCCTCGTCCTGGGGGATGCCCCAGTTGCCGGTGGTGCCAAGGAAAGTCGCGGCCATTTGACCGCGGGCTGCGTGTCAACCGCATCACAGGGCGGAGACGACCGCCTCGTAGTTGAGCACGGTTTCCCGGCCGCGCGATTCGTCCGGCGTGGTGGAGGATCCGCGCAGGATCAAGTCATGAAGGACGAATGATTCCGAGTTGAGCGAATCCCTCTGGCCGGTCACGTTGGAAAGCAGCGTGTTCAACAACATCGCCCATGCGACATGCTCGTGGATCGGCGTATCATCGACCTGACTGAACAGGTGGATGTCTAGGTTGATCCGGGCCGTGTTTCGCATCCCTGAAACCGGTTTGACTTCCGAGGTGGCGAGCACGATGCAGGGACGGGTCCGCAGCTCGTCACGGTTGGCGACATGAACAGGCAGTTCAGTCGCCGGTGGGAATCCATTGGGGCGGGTTTGGTCGAGCCATGTGGCGAGCTTCGAGATCAGGGCGCTTTCGATAATATGTGACATCGGCCATGGTCGGCACGTCAACCGGCACGGCGACGCAGCGCCTGGTTCGCCCGTTCGTTGATCTTCTGCAGCGAGGTGGCGAGAGCCTTGCGCAAACGGGCCGCCGCAATCTGCAACGCGAGATTGATTCCCTTCCAGGTGCTCACATCCTCGATGTAGTCGAGCTTGTTGACCAGCGTGACGGACGCCTTGGCACCGGTCTTCACCACCGCGCTGCCGGGGGCCTGCTTGTGACGGGTCGCCCACTGGACCGCCCCGCGGATGCGCCCGCCGATGGACTTGCCCGCGTTGATCCACGAGCCCTTGGCGAATCCGACCCGCTTCTGGATCTTGGCGATGTAGTTGTCCCGCGCCTTCTTGCTGGTGACGATCTGCTTCGGCTTGGCGGCACCGAGCTGCCCCCATTGGTGGAGGTTCGGGTCAAGGCGGCCGACCGTGAGGTCTTTCCAGCCGGAACCTGACTGGCGAAGCGCATTCTGTGCCCGTGCGAAGCGCCGGTTCTGGATGTTCGCCCAGAAGCGGTCGGCGGCCTCGGGATCGGACTTGCGGATTTCCTCGAAGGCGTCGGACGGCAGGGCGAAGACCCCGCTGATGTCGCCGGCTACGGCACCCTCACCCAAATTGCGCGCCTTTTCAGAGAACCCGAACGGGCGGGTGTTGCGGGCCAGTTCCACGGCGAGGCCGCGCCCTTCCTGCTTCACCAGGGATTCGAGCGTGCGGCCGACCTTCTCCGGATGACGCCGCAACAGGCGGGCCACGTCGGAGGCTCCCTTGAGCTTGGCGGTGAAGCGGATGGCGTCGTCACTCATCGGTCGAGGAAAGGCTGAGGGTGAGGAGCGGGGAGCGCGGATGACCCGAAACCTGCGAGATCCGATATTCGGTGCCTTCCAGCTCGATGCGCTCGCCGAACTTGGGCAACTCCCCGGTGAACGCCGTCTTGGGCACCCGCAGGCTAAGTTCGGGCGAGTCCACGAAACCGCCCATCTCGATCTGTTGGTCGCGCTTCACTCGGCTCACCAGAACGAGCAGGTCGATGCCCTTCCAGCGTGCCTTCACGCCGTGTTCGGTGAGAAGCTGCCGAAGGTCGGCGAGGATGTCGGATTCGAGGCTCATGCCGTGGTCGGATTGTCAAAGGCAAACACCCCCTCCGGTTTCCCGGAGAGGGTGCCCACGAACCACGTCCGCCGACGCTGGAAAGATCAGGAGTATTCGCCTGCCACCAGGTTGATGCGGCAGGCGGAAGTGCCGTCCAGTTCGATGAGGGCGGGCCCCTCGTTCACGGCGAACACCGTGGGGGCGTTGACCTCCTTGGTGGTGGCACCGACCGGCACCTGGCCGCGGGAGGTCATGAGCGAAACCGTGTCGCCCGGTGCCAGCGCGAGACCGAGGTTGGCGTTGAGGGTGATGGTTCCGGCCCCGGCATCGACCGAGGCGACCACGCCGCGCACGCCGGTTCCGGTCGCGTTGGAGAACAGGACCACCACGTCGTTCGCGGCGGCACCCGTGTAGGGAGGCGCGTTGATGACGGTCTGGTTGGCCGCGCTGACGGCCGTCACGGTGGATGCCCGCGACTGGGCGCGGAAGGTCAGCAGAGAGGCGGCCTTGTCCGAGGTCGCGCTCGCATACTGGATACGAACCCGGTCGCGCCCGCTGGCGGGAACAACCACATGGCTGAGGGTGGAGCCGGCGTTGCCGGTGAAGCTGAAGGGAATCATGGCGATGTTCTGCTAGGTTTGGAAGTTGATGGCTCAGGGTTTGACGAGGCGCTTGAGGGCGTCGTTCTTGCCCACCGTGAAGCCGTAGAGGCACTCGATGGTGACGAAGACCTTGTTGGCGCGGGTGTCGGTGAAGCGCAGGTAGCCGAACGTCATGCCGGTTTGCGGATCGGTGACCGCACCCGACTGCTGGTATTCGGCGACCGGCACGAGGTAGCGCATGGCAACGGCGATGGCGCTCGGGTGGACGGCGAAGCCGACGAGCTTTTCGGCGTGGTCGGCCGGGATGACCACCGTTTCGTGGAGGTCGAATCCGGCGAGCCGCTTGATGAGACCTTCGGTGACGCCGGGGGCGCTGAGGTTCAGGTTGAAGCTCTTGGCCACGATGTCGTCGGCGAGCAGGTTGGTGTAGTGGCCGGCGTCCAGCACGAGCGAGCGTGGCGAGGCAGGCATCTTCGCTTCACCGCACTTCTCACGGGCTTCAAGGACCTTCTTGTAATTGTAGTTGGTCGCGGCAACGGCGGGAAGCGGACCGCCGAAATTCGCCTGCGTGATGACCGACATGATGTCGAGCAGCACGTCCTGGGCGAGCTGTTGGGCGGCGGTTTCCACCAGGGTGTCGAGCACGTCCATTGCCGTCTCCGACGCCTCACGGGCGGTGACGTGGACGGTCTTGAACTTGTGGCGGTTGAGCGTCACCGGAATGGTGGTGATCGTCGAATCGGCGTTCGCGGTGTAGTCACCGGCGAAGTCGCTCGACCCGGACGGGGCACCGACCAGCGGGACGC